GGAGAAGAAGCTTACGTAGAAATGACTCAATGGGCTGGACAAAATTTAACTGAAGCTGAACAGACAGCTTATAACAATGCTGTTAACAGTGGTGATATGGAAACTATCAAGCTAGCTGTTACTGGTTTACAAGCTAGATATACAGCAGCTAATGGTACTGACCCTAAATTACTATCAGGTAAAGCAGCCCCTACTTCACAAGGTGGCTATGAATCATGGGCTCAAGTACAAGCTGACATGGGCGACCCAAGATATGCTAAAGACCCAGCGTTCCAAGCTGAAGTACAAGAGAAATTAGCTAACAGTAATCTATAGGAGATATACAATGGCATGTGGAAAAAAACACAAAGGTAAAAAAGGCAAAGGTGGTAAGTAATGGCTAAACGTGGACTATATGCAAATATCAATGCACGTAAGAAAGCTGGAACAAGTAGACCCAAGTCTAAATCTACTATCAGTAAGAAAGCTTATTCTAATATGAAAGCTGGTTTTCCTAAAAAGAAAAAATGATTAACCCAAAAGAAGATTCATTATCACAGTTTGCAGATTGGTATCTTAACTCAGGTGATATAAAAAGAATTTATGCACCACATAATGACCCATTATTATTTATAGATGGTGTTAGTGGTGTTGTCTTATACAGAAGAGATAACTTTCAGGTAGAATTATTTATCTGTGAACCTAATGTAGATATACCTGTTCATACTCATCCTAATGTAGATAGTTTTGAATTATTTTTATGTGGGATGGAATTTACACACAATGGAAAACATGTAGTAAATCGTGAAATGTCATTAGAAGAAATTGATGGTATGCCAAAGTATGCATACGAAACAATCAGAGTAAAACCTAATGACCCTCATGGTGCTTTATCATCTAAAAATGGTGGCTCTTTTTTATCAATACAACATTGGTTAAATGGTGAACCACCAACTCATGTTAGCTCAGATTGGGCTGGTAAAAAGTTTATGGGTGAAAGACACAAGAAACAAACAGGATTATAATCATGAGTGAAGAGAGAGTGAAAAAGTAAATGCCAGCAAAGAAACACCAAAGCCCTAGTGGCGGATTAAATGCCGCTGGTAGACGTTATTACAAACGTAAGACTGGGGCTAATCTTAAACCACCTGTAACAGGAAAAGTTAAAAGAGGTTCTAAAGCAGCTGGGAGACGTAAAAGTTTCTGTGCAAGAATGAGTGGTGTTAAAGGTGCAATGAAAAAACCAAATGGAAAGCCAACACGTAAGGCTCTAGCTTTACGTAAATGGAAGTGCTAATAGCTGTGCTATCTCGTTAGATGGCAGCTGCCAACAAGTAGTAGTAACTTGACCTTCTGCGGAAGACAATCTTGGGGACGAAACTTAGAGGCGTTTAACAACAACTAAACTATAACCAAAGGAGATTTATTATGGCAAATGCTAGTCCAGTATCTGTCGGTAAAATCAACGCTGGTGGTTCAGAAGACGCTCTATTTCTTAAAGTATTTTCAGGCGAAGTTTTAACTTCATTTGAACGTGCTTCAGTAACTCAAGGAGCTGAAACTGTCCGTACAATCAGTAATGGTAAAAGTGCACAATTCCCTGTAATGGGTAGAATTGACGCTTCTTACCACACAGCTGGTACAGAAATCACTGGTAGTGACGTAAACCACAACGAGAAAATCATAACAATCAATGACTTATTGATATCTTCTGTCTTTCTTTCTAACATAGAAGAAGCAAAGAATCATTATGATGTTAGAGGTTCTTATTCATCCGAAATCGGTAGAGCATTGGCTTTCCAAAAAGATAAGCACATTCTACAAACAATCGGACAAGCAGCACAAGCTTCTGCAAACGTATCTGATTCAGGCTATGCTTCAGGAACTGTGCTAACAAACACATCTATCGCTAGTGCTACAGCTTCTACAGCTGCTAACGCTATGATTGATGAACTTTTCAATGCTGCAAAACAACTTGACGCTAACTATGTGCCAAGAGAAGGACGTAAGTGCTTCATCAGACTTGAAGAGTATTACAAATTAGCAAACGCTACTAACGCTGTAAACGTTGACTTTAGTGGTCAAGGTTCTATTGCTGAAGGTAGAGTATTGAAGATTGCTGGTATTGAATTAGTACCAACACCACACTTTGTGGCTTCAGACTTCTCAGCTTCAACAAACGTTGATGGCGGTTCTGCTACAGCTGGTGGTTCAAACCCACAACAAGTTAACTTAGCTAACTATGTTGCTCTAGTTTGTCACCCTTCAGCAGCTGGTACTGTTAAGCTCATGGACTTAGCAACTGAAATGGAATATGACATAAGACGTCAAGGTACATTGATGGTAGCTAAATATGCTATGGGTCACGGCGTGCTCAGACCTGAAGCAGCTGTAGGTATTAAAGAAGCTTAATCGTTTCTTATACTTAACCTTGAGGGGATGGCTTTGGCTGTCCCCTCTTTACTGAGGAAATTATGGCAACACAAATAACACCAACTACCGAGTTACAAGCTATCAACACTATGCTCTCTGCTATTGGAGAAGCACCTGTTAACTCAATTAGCGGCGTAACAAACGTAGATGTATCTGTCGCTATAAATATCTTAGATGAAACTAGCCTTTCTGTACAAAGTGAAGGCTGGAACTTTAACACAGAATACAATGTAACTTACTCAATAGATGATGATAGTAAGATTCCATTACCTTCCAACTGCGTCCAAGCTGACGCTCATGCAACACACAGATATCAAAACGTAGTAATACGTGATGGTAAACTGTATGACCTAGATAACCACACAGACGTTTTTACAATCGTCCCACCATTAGATGTTGTATTAGTACAACAATTTGAACAACTACCTGAATACGCTAGACGCTATATTACAGTTAAAGCAGCTAGACGTTTTGCAGCTAGATTCATAGGTGATGCTGGTTTATCTGAGTTAATGAGCATAGATGAACAGGAAGCTTATAATAACTTTAAGCAATCTGATTCTAGAAGTGAAGATGTAAACATACTAGAAGGTGATGCAAATACATATTCTATAATTAACAGACCACCTAGAAGGACTTATTAATGGCAGTAGTTTCTCAGTCGATACCTAACTTTCTGAATGGTATAAGCCAACAAACACCTACCCAACGTGGTATTAATCAAGGTGAAGAACAGATTAATTGTCAAAACAATATAATCAAAGGCTTAGGCAAACGCCCACCATCAGAATATATAGCTACACTAGATGCTACAAATGTGTTTCCTAACACTACAAAGATATGGAGCATACAAAGAGACGAGAACAATAAGTACATTGTTGCGTTTTACAATGGTGGTGTAAGAGTCTTTGACTTACAAGGTAATGAGAAGACTGTAAGTTACCCTGACGGAACATCTTATCTTACAACTACAAATCCTAAGAATGACCTTAAGATGGTTAACATTGCTGACTATACTTTTGTATCTAACAAATCTATAACACCAGCACAAAGTGGCACAACTACAGCAGCTAAAGTAGAATACTTTTATGTAGTGTTTAAGGTAACTAACTTTGGTAGAGAGTATGCAATACATCTTACTCACCCTGACTTACCTTATGGTATTCATGCAATTATACAAATGCCTGATGGTAGTGACGCTAACCATGACACACAGTTTAGAGATACAGCAAAGCTTATAGATATCTTTAGATATGGCACAAGCAGTACTTATTGGGACGCTTCTTCTAGTATAGGGTTTAAATTAACTAGAGCAGACACAGGGGCAACACTCACTACAACACAAGGCTTAAGTAGTTATTCAGCTGTCACAGCAGAGTTTACATTTACAGAACACCAGTCTGCACTACGTGGTTATGTAGTAGACCAAAACGCTAACTATACAGTAGAGACACATGATGGTGCTGGTAACAGTGAACTGTATGCAGTTAAAGATGAGATACAAGATTTTACTAAGTTACCTTATTATGCAAAGTTAGATGATAAGATTAAAGTAACAGGGGATGCTGGTGATACTACATCAGATTACTATGTTAACTATGTAGGCAATGGTGTATGGGAAGAATGTATAGCACCTGACACAAGTACAGGGCTAGATAACTCTACAATGCCACATGCTCTTATTAATAATAATGATGGTACATTTACTTTTGCACAGCAGACTTACACAGACAGGGACGCTGGGGATGATGTCACAAACCCTGACCCTACATTTGTAGGACAGAAAATACAGAACCTTACATTCTATAAAAATAGACTAGGTATATTAGCTGGAGAGAATTTAATATT